CTCCTGCACCACGGTGATTGTTTTTCCATCAAACCGGGAAAGGCCGGTGATCGAGCGGTTCGCCGCGCCGGAAGCAAACGAGACATTGGAATCCAGATAGCGCCAAGAATTCACCGACTCGTCGTCGATGAAGTTGCGCCATTGCAGCGAGAATCGCTCTACGGTTCGGAGGGTTTCGGAATGTTTCACGACCAACCAAATTTCATCCTCGGTGCCGTTGCCATAAATGGTCGCCACGGACTCGACATCGGCGGTGTCGGCGATGAGGTGCCGGTGCCATCCGACGACCTTTTGGTCACGCTCGTAGGTCATGCCAATCAATGCACCGTCGCCACGGACGCACCAGAGGACGGCATCGGGTTGTTGCTGGTAGGCGATCTCCACGATCTCGCCACGGGTGATGTGTTCGGCGAGGAGCGTCAAATCGGGCGCGACCCAGCCGTCCTTGTTGAGTTCGTAAACGAGTTCGCGGAGTTTGCGGCCATTGCGCTGCACGAAAAGCAAAACATCGTTCACGATGGCCCCGCGCATATATTTGGAGCCGTAGGCCGATTGGCGCTTCACCTCCAAATTGGTGGCCGAGAGAGCGGAGGCGACATCGGCGGCGCTAACCGTCCACTCGTCGCCGGAAGTGCCGAGGAGCAGGGAATTCTGCTGCGAATACATCCAGTTCACGCGATTGCCCTCGGAAGCCGCGAGCGTGAATTTCACCGAGTTGCTGGCATTGGTGCCGATCTTGAAATTCTCAAAGTTGTCGATTTCCGATCCCCAGAGGGTCACGGGTTCGCGGGAGGTTCCGGCCCAAAAGACGCGCTGTTCGTGGATTGCCACGGTGCGCGGGTAGTTACCGGAATAAAAGGCCGGGAGCGACCAGAGTTTGGTGTTGGCTTGGAGGTGGTGCCGGTTTGTGCCGAGGTAGGAATCCACCCGGATGAGCGCCGAGGAACTGCTTAAAACTTGCAGGATGGTGGCAAACCCGCCGGACACCGAATTGCGGGGTTGGATGCGGGCCACGGGGGTTCCGGGCGTGTTAGTGCTGGCGAGCCAATTGATGACGCGAATGAGAAAAGTCGCCTGCGAAGTTTGGTTGCCAGCATACAAAATGTTGGAATCCCCGGCGGTGTTGGTATTGCGGGCAAACTCAGCGACCACCTCGGCCTTGGTAAGGTTAATCGGAGCAATCGAGATCGTGCCGGTGTTGGTCGTGTCGCTGGTGGTGTAGGTGTAGGTGTGAGTGCCGGTGACCGTGATATTCGCTTCTCGGGTGTAGTAGGGAGTCGATGTGATCCCCGGATCGCCGCCCACGCAAATGGCATCGCCGTTGCTCCACCCGTGGTTGGGATGGTAAACCGAAACGGTGCTGCCGCTGCGAGTCGCGGTAGCGACCGCTGGGCCGGTTCTTGAGCGGTCGATCCGCAGGACTTGGATGGTGGCATCCCACTTGCCGTTGGTAATTAAATCCCACTCCCCTTCGATTTCGGTCGCCGTGGAAACATTGTCTTGCGTGATGTCCACGCTGATGTCGGCGGAAGTGCCGATAACGGACACTCCGCTGGAACCAAAGCCTGTGAACGAGGTCGGCCATTTGAGTTCCATCTTTTGGCCAACCATCGCGGAGGTAAAAGTATTGGCCGGGGCGCTGATAATGTGGCGACCCATGCGGTTGAGCGGGAGCGGGAGGGAACTGAATTTTGTGCCATCGGCATCGGCTCCGAAATTGGTTCCGGCGGTGTGCGTCGTGATTGCTTTGTAGCGGAACGGGCCGGTGGCTTGCGCGGCCCAATTGGTTGTCGAAAACGAGGCCGGTGAGGTGTGGTTGGCTGTTGCCTTGTAAGCGGTCGATCCATTTTCCACGATGTCGCCGGTCACATAAGCGGTGTTTGCCGTCCATGCCGGAGGCTGCACATACTCGCCCGCCGTGTAGGTCGTTCCTGCCGTCCAGCGCGGGATCGCGGTAGAACCTTGGGTGACATTGACCACGCCGTCGGTGGCGTTTTGATCTTGGAGCGGCGGGTAGTCCCAATCGACGATTTCAAATGTCCAATTGTTGTCCGCGACTCGGGAAAGTTTATAGGGGGGATGATTCGCGTGCGCGAAATACATGATGTCGTTGACCTGCGCGAACTGGATTTCGCGGAGATCGGAGGCGGCATAGGGAGTCGGCACCTCCAGAATCGACTGCGCCACCCAGCGACCAGCGGCAAGATCGGTGGCAAAGGTTCCCGCCGTGTGGTCAACAAGGCAGTAGTAGGTTGTGCCGCTCTCGCGGGCATATTTGCCTTTTGCATAGATCACGCCGGTCGCCCAATTCACGGGAGTCGCGGCGTTGACCAGCGCCCCGGTCGCCCCGCTCCAGAACCTCATATATCCCACCCCCATCTCAATCACGAACCGGGTCGTGGTGGAGAAGTTGAACCCCGCAAGCCGGGATTGGGTGGTGCCGCTTTTGGTGGTTCCGAGGTATTGCGTGCCTGGTCGGCGGATGACGCCGCCGTAGGGGAGGATTTGAAAGTTCTCCAGCGTGCGGCAGGCGCTGCGGTATTTTTCCAGCGAGGTGCGGGCGTCGATGAGAGGGGAAACCTCACCGGCATTGAACGATGGATAGAAATCGAACTTCGGCATTTTATCCGAGCTTTCGCTCGACGCGCTCCATGATGGAGATGGCGCGGGTGGTGGTTTGTTGGTTGGCGGAAATGATCTCCAACATCTCGCGGTGGGCGGTTTTGAGGTGTTGGACGAATTCGGAATTTTGTTCCTCCATTTTGGTTTCGACCCGCTCCAGACGACGGGTGAACCATCGGAAGAGGACAGAGGCGAAAATCAAGCCGATGGCCACCAGCGCAATGATGTGCCAAGTGGCATCCTGCTGCGCGGCGTGGTTCACGATTTTGAGGGCGGATTCCGGCGTCATTAGCTATTCGCTTGGGCTAAAAGATTTCCGACGATTTCCGTGGTCGAGACCTGCGCTAATCTCGTCGTATTCAAAGCATCCGTTTTCACTTTTATGGCCGCTATGTCTGCGGTCGGGATGTTTGCCGGTGTGGCTCTGGTGCTGGTGGCAGCGTCTATTCGGCCAAGCTCAACCGAAAGCTCCGATCTTACCTGGCTGGCTATTGCCGAGGCCGAGGGCACGGTCGGCGCGTTGGTGAGCGTGGTGACGGTGCCTCCAGTGATTTCTTTGGTTGCGGCTCCCCAGACTGCGCTGGCGATTTCAGCCTCGGTTGGAACATCTGGCGAGTTGGTCAGCGTTGTGGCCGTGTCAACCAGCCCGCCGGTGATGGTGCGCGTTGCTGCACCCCACACTGCCGAGGCCACGGCTGCGGGATCGAGGACGGCTGTTCCAGTGGTCTGCATCGTAGCGCCTGTGCCTGCGGTGGCGCTGTGCGTGGCAGGGACGGTGAATGTCACCGATGTGCCGGAAACGACCGAGGCGATGGTGTAGGTTCCGTTCCATTCGGAATTGCTCGCGCCGGTCACGGCAAACTCATCACCGACGACGAGGGGGTAGCTATACGCCAGCGTTGCCGTAGCGGTGGTGCCGCTGCGCGTGGCGGTGAATGGCATCGACGGACCGTAGTTCACCGAGAGAGCCACTGAACCGCGAGCGGGGACGGTGAGGCGGCCGGTGAGGGTGCCGCTGGCGTAGCTGACGCCAGACCGGACATCGGTGGGGTTGGCTTGGCCGAGGGCGTTGTCGGCGGTGAACATATCCACATAAGTTCCGCTGCCGTTTGCAGCGTATCTTGTGCGAGCGTTAAGAGGTGTTGGAGAAACTCGGTATTGGGCGCAATAAATCGCAGCCATCCCATTGACTGCTGAATTGAAACTTCCCGAAAAAACCGTGTTTGAATTACCGGTTGCTACAACTCCATTTGCTGCATTGGAAGCATTTATGTTTCCAGTAATGGAAACGGTTCCGCTGCCTGTATTGACTCCGTTAGAGCCTGTCGTTGCTCCAGCGGTAACAGTTCCAACAATGCTTAAATTTCCATTTCCATGAGATATGCCTCGTTGCCCAGTAGTTGTCGGCCCTCCTCCAGTGACATTTCCTGTCACATTTATGCTGGCCAAACCCGTTGATTGGATTCCCATTGAAAATGCATTGGTTGAATTACCTACATTTCCGGCAGTTACATTTCCAACGATGTTAATCGTTGCCGATGATGTTGTGTAAATGCCAGGAGACTGCGCGGTATCTCCTCCTGTTATGTTACCTGTGATATTAATTGTTCCAGAACTATTTATTTGAAAGCAATTTGAGGTTCCGCCGCCGTTCAAACCTGATTGGGAAGAAATATTGCCAACGACATTTGCGCTGTCGGTTCCCGAAATAAAAAGTGCATAAGTGTTACTTGTTGAATTTCCTCTAACAACATTTCCGGTATATGTGACACCATTTGAAAGCTGAAAAAAACCTCCCATTGCTGCGGATGTCCCTCCTCCCACAAAAGAAGCTGTGATGGCGGCGTTTGTAATAAAAGCCACATTGACACTTGTATCAATGGTGACCGTAAACCCGTTGCTGTAAATATTGTGGCCTTCGCCATTGGGCGGGACGGCTCCGCCGCCCCATGTTGCCCCGGCTGACCAATTTCCTGATGCTACTGCGCGATAGTTTGCCATGGCTTAGAGTCCTTTCGAGAGAATGAATTTTTGGATGGCCGCGCTGATTTCGGCGACGGCGGTGAGGGTGGCTGGGTCGGCCCCGGTGAGGGAGCCGAGGGCGATGTTGACGCTCTGCTCCTGCGCCTGCTCTGGCTCGCCGCCCTCGATCAGGCGGGTTGGGATGAAACGGGCGGCGATGGACGCATCGCTGGAACCGTCGGGCAGATACTTTCCGTTTATGGCGAGGTTGAGCGAAAAAAGCGGATAGGACTTTTCGCCGATTTGTATGGGTGCGGATGCGGTCATGAGCTTATTGGGTTAGGAGTAAATGAGATTTGCTTTGTTTGACCAGGCCCCGACTGCGGATTGCTCGGAGGAGACATTGCCTGCGGCGTCGGTGGTGATGCGGTAGATGGTCCAGGATGGGGCGTCCTCGGCTGGGCCGGTGGCGGGGTAGTCGGCCCAGGCGAGGCGGCCCATGTAGAGGGTCGTGCCGTCGGTGGCGG